GCTCCTGGGCGAAGCAAAAACGGGCTTCGTTCCAGACAAGGCGGTTGATCATCAGTTCGGTGAGCGTGGCGTCGATGTCGCACTTGCACTTGAGGAGTTCGTCCCACTTCACGTCTTTGCCGATCACCCCGACGGCTCCGCCCATCCAGTGATGAACACCGAACGGATCGTTGCGCTGGAGGAGACGGGGGTCGCTCCGCTGGTGCCAGCCGAAAAGCCGCGCCCCGGCCCCGAACGCACAACGGGCCGTATTTTCCACCATGGCGGCGGTTTCATCAACCGAGAGCTTCCGGACCTTCAGGGCAACCATGCACATTGCGGCCGAGATGTCGTCATCCATCATCACCAGACATTCCTCGGGGAAGTTGGCGACAATCCAATTGCGCACCGCGCTCACCCCGCTGATCGCATCCGGAATCCCGACTTTCTCAAGCGGGATGTGGGCGTAGCTGGCGAGTTCGGATTCCGGCACGACGAGCGTGGCCGCCGGGAACAGCCGGTGTGTCGTGATCGAGCGCTGACGGCTGCGGCTCATGATCACGACACGGATCGTAATCGGGCGAAGTTCGGGAAATTCAACTACGGGAATGGTTGCAGGGCCGGGAGTCATCTGCCCGTCCGGCTCGGACCCCGGATTTGCGGGGTATGAGTCCGCCGTGACACCACTTTCACTACCCTGCGGTTGGAGCTGGGGCGGCACTGGCCGCTTTTTGCGCGAGTTCAATGAGTCTTTTTCCATGGAGGACGCGGCCGATGCCGATTTTCTTGGTTTTGCGGGTGATTGAATAATCCACTTCCTTCACGCCGATGAGTTGGAGCGCGAGCATCCAGTCTCTCAAGTCGTGAAACATGAAAACCAGGTAGTCGTGGTGCTCGAATGCCTGACATTCCATGCGCGGGATCGTTTCGAGGTCTTCGGCGGGATCGGCCTCAGCGAACAGTTTCGCGATTTCGTCCTCCATGAATCCGGTCAGTTCGATGTCGAACGTGGGATCGCTCTCCCGCAGTTTATCCACGACCCGCTTGAGGTCGTCTTCGTCGAGTTCGGCCAGTTCAGAAAGCCGGTTGTCGGCGAGCAGGTCAGCGAGTTCCGCTGCATCTGATTCGTAATCCTGGATGTCCACAGGCACGGTTTCGCAGCCGATGAGTAGGGCGGCTTCAAGCCGACCGTGACCGCGGACAATCAATCCGCTGCGTTTGCTCACCGTGATCGGCGACCGCCACCCCTGTTCCTGGATGATCGCGGCAAGGAGCTGGATCTGGTGGGCGCTGTGGCGGTTCGGGTTGACCGGGTTCGGTTTGAGTTTCCGGGGATCAACGAGCTGGTTATGGGCGCAGTGGACGGTCACAGCCTCGCCAACGCTGTCAACCGCTTGACAGCCGTGTGCGTGTCTCGCGTAGGATCGGCAGCATGACGCGGAAGGAATTTCAAAAGACTATCCAACGCTGGCGGGCCAAGAACGGATTCACCCAGCAGGATGCAGCCGACCACCTCGGGATTTCCATCAGAACGCTCCAGAACTGGGAAATCGCCCGCAACATGCCCAACGGCTATGGGCTCAAGGCAATCCTGCAGGTGATCTTCGGGCGCAAAAAGTAAGTGGAAATAGATCAAATCTTCAATCTCTGCGAAGGCATCATGTGGGTTGTGATTGCCCTCATCCTGGCGATCAAGGCCGTGAAGCAGCGCAAATACCGCCGGTTTTCCATCTGGGCCTCAGTGAGCTTTTTGTTGTTCGGCATCTCCGACTTCATCGAAATGAAAACCGGTGCATGGTGGGAGCCATGGCCGCTTCTGCTTTTAAAGGCCGTTTGCGTGGCGTCGTTCCTCGCTTGCCTGGTCTCGTATCGCAATTGTAAGGCCGGATAGTTGACTCCATCCCGCGTGGATGGAACCGATTCCACCCGAGGTAGCGCGCAAACTTCTCAACCGTGATTTCTCCAACCTGATCCAACGGGTTCAGGGCGGCGGGAAGCTCACGCGCTCCGAGCGCAACATGCTCCAGGCAATGGCCGCCGGGTCGGTGGCGAGCGGGATCACGCTCGCGGCGAACTACAACGAGTTGGCCGAGGCACTCGGGGTAACGAGGCAGGCGATCCATGCTTGGCGGAAACTCGAAGGCGCACCGGAGGCAAATGCGAACGGAACACACGAAGTGGCGGCGTGGCGGGAATTCGTCAAACAGCGCGGGCTCAAAAACGAAGAGGACGTTTCGGATGTGGAGTCGTCGCTCAAAGCCCGGAAGCTGCTGGCCGAGGTGATGGAACGCGAGTTCCGGCTCCAGGTGAAGCAGGGCGAATACGTGCTCCTGGATGACGTGAAGACCCGGTGGGCCTACCACGTCGGGCAGGCTGTGGCGCTCCTGCGCAAGCGGCTTGAACAGGAAATCCCGCCGATCCTTTCCGGCCTCGATGCGATCGCGATCCGCAAAGAACTTTCCATCGCCGTGGATGAATTCGCGGCAATCCTCCATGACGGCGAACAAGCTGGATAAGATATGGAGGGATGTCTGGCGGCCGCCGGATCGCCGTCCCCCGTGGGCATGGGCGGAAGAACACATCGCCTCGATCCCCTATTCGCCGATCCCGGGTCGATTCCGCTCCGACCACTCGCCCTGGCTGCGCGAACCGCTTGAGGCATTGGTGGATCCAAGCGTCCGCATCGTTTCGATCATCGCCGCCATCCAGTGCGGAAAGACGAGCGTTGGCGAGGTCGGCATCTCCTACATCATCGCGAACCTTCCCGGTCCCGCGCTCTGGCTCGACCAGACAGACGAGGACGCCCGCGACCAAAGCGAGTCCCGTCTCCAGAAGCTCTTCGACGAATGCGCCCCAGTGCGTGTGCTCTATCCCCGAGACCGGCACAAAAAGAAAACCGCCGCGATCCAGTTTTCCAACGGCATGACGCTCTGGATTCTGGGGGCGCACAACAAAACGAACCTTCAGCGCCGGTCGATTCGTTGGCTCGTTGCTGATGAATGCTGGAGGTACCCGCCCGGCCACATGGCGGAAGCAGAGGCGCGTGTCACCGCCTTCGGATGGCTTGGCAAATGCCTGTTCATGAGCCAGGCCGGGGAGGAAGGAGACGACACGTCCCGAAAATTCGAAACGACCGACCAGCGGGAATGGACGTTCGCCTGCCCGAAGTGCGGCACCCGCCAGCCATTCAAATGGGAAAACATCGAGTGGAGCAAATCCGCCCGCCGGGATGACTACGAATGGGATTACGGCGAAGTGCGCCAGACAGCCTCGCTGCGCTGCGATGGCTGCAACCACTACTTCGAGGATACGGACAGAGTCCGACGGGAACTCAATGCCACCGGAAAATTCGTCCCGCAAAACCCACATGCTTCGCCCGAGAACGCCGGATTCCACTGGAATTCCCTCTGTGCGATGAGCTGGGGACGGCTGGCCGAGCTTTACCTCCGGGCGAAGGCGGTTTCCAGGCAGGGCGATTTCTCCCTGCTCCAGCAATTTTACCAGAAGCGGCTCGCGATCCCGTGGCGCGAAACCAGCGAGGACTACAAACTGGAAATCGAACGCACCGGCTACCGGAAGGGCGAACTATGGGAAGAGGAGGCGGCATTCGACAAAACCGGGCGAATCATACCCGGCCCGTATGACCCGGCCGCAATTTCCGCTCCTCTGCGCGTTCTGACTGTGGACGTGCAGATGGACCACCTGTTTGCCGTGGTGCGGGCCTGGAGCGCCAACGGTTCCTCCCGTCTCCTCTGGAACGAACGGATCCTCACGTTCGAGGACATCCGCACATTGCAGGAACGGTTTACGGTCCACCCGAACCTCGTGTTCCTCGATGCCGGCCACGCGGCCTACGAAGTCTATCGCCAGTGCGCGGAATACGGCTGGACCGCCCTCATCGGCGACCGCCGCCCGACATTCGTCCACCGGGGCCGCGATGGAAAATCGGTCCACCGGTTTTACTCGCCCCGCCGGAAGGTGGTCCTCGGGCACAACAAAAGCTGTTCGGTGTTCTACTGGTCGAACCTCAACTGCAAAGACATCCTCGCCCGGCTCCGGCGGAACCAACGCCCGGAGAAGGGGGCGACCTGGGAAGTGCCCGACGACATCGACGACGACTACCTCGCCCAGATGGAAAGCGAACACCGGGTCAAGGATGGCGGCAAGTGGCTCTGGAAACAGATCGGATCACGCCCGAACCACCTCTGGGACTGCGAGGCCATGCAGGTCGTGGCCGTCGTCATGCTCAAGCTGGTCGGGCGGGAGTTCTCCTCCTCAGATCCCGTTGCGGAAGATCATCAGCCAGAATGACAGGTTGACGCCGACTCGGGTTCATGGACCCGATCAAACGACTCCTGGAAATCGCCACCCACGAGGTGGGCACACACGAAGAAGGCGGCAACAACCGCGGACCCCGCATCGTC